GATGGACGGGTATTTTACCTTGGAAACCCCTATGAAATGTACTGGACGGATGTCAATGATACTAGAGGATTTCATATATTCGATACGGAAAGCCTTACTCTGACTCCAATCAATAACCCTTATAAATTATTTCATAACATCTACTACGAAGATACCAACTACAAGTTGTTTAATGCTTCACAATATGAGAGTAAAATTGTAAAGGTTATTGTCCGTAAAAAGACTAATCCAAAAGACTTTGAAAAGTTTATTGATAAACTTCATTCTGCTGGAATTCAAGAACTCAAGATTGTTGAAAATTTTGATATTCATGAGTCTGAAGAATTTGAAGTTGATGAAGAAGAGAATACAATTTCAATTCTAAATCGTTATATTGATGAGTCTGATTTTGAATTTGATAAAACTGTAATTAAGGGTATCTTCCAGGATTTGTATAGACAAGCTTGCGAAGTTGAATAATGTATCTTCTAACTCTCAGAGATAAAAAGGATGATGGTGCCTATGCTGTTCAAGACCAGTATGGGCACAAAGTCCTATTTCTGTTTGAGGAAGAAGATGACGCTGAGAGATATGCCATGATGCTTGAAGACCAAGAAGATGCCGTGATGGATATTGTAGAAGTTGACGATGAGCTTGCCATAAAGACCTGTAAGCACTATAATTACAAATATGCAGTGATAACTCCTAACGACATCGTAATTCCTCCTAAGAATGATAAACTTCAAAAAGATTAGATATAAAAACTTTCTCTCTACCGGAAATCACTTTACTGAAATTGACTTTCAACAACATCATACAAATCTAATCATCGGAACAAACGGTGCGGGTAAATCCACCATGCTGGATGCACTTACCTTTGGTTTGTTTAATAAACCTTTTCGTAAAATCAATAAACCACAGTTAGTGAATACCACTAATGAAAGAGAATGTGTGGTTGAGATTGAATTTACTGTTAACAATAAAGAATATTTGGTTCGTCGTGGAATCAAACCAAATGTCTTTGATATTGAGGTGAACGGTGTTCCTTTGCACAAGGAAGCAGATGACCGTTCTAATCAGCGTATTCTGGAAGAAAATATTCTCAAGGTAAACTATAAGTCTTTTACTCAGATTGTCATTTTGGGTAGCAGTACCTTTGTGCCTTTTATGCAATTGACGACATCAAATCGTCGTGAGGTGATTGAAGATTTGTTGGATATTCGTATCTTTTCTGCGATGAATGGTCTTATTAAAGATCAGATTCGTGTTCGTAGAGATCAAGTTAAATCTTTGGAGTTGAAGAAAGATACTCTCAAAGATAAGATGAAGATGCAACAAAATTTTATCGAAGAACTTGAGAATCGTGGTAATGCAAATATTGATTCCAATAATGAAAAAATCTCCAAGTTGGATGAAGAATTAGTTGCATATATGAAGCAGAATGCAGTTCTTGAAGAAGATATTCATCGTTATACTAAGGAGCAAGAAGAGGTTACTGGTGCTGCTGATAAGTTATCAAAACTAAACAATCTCAAAGGAAAATTGTCTCAAAAGGTAAGTACAATTACCAAAGAACATAAGTTTTTTACTGAAAATACGGTATGCCCCACCTGTACACAGGAGATTGAAGAAGAGTTTCGTTTAAATAGAATTAGTGATGCTCAAAATAAAGCAAAGGAACTTAAAGATGGTTATGCAGAACTTGAGAAAACAATTAAGTCTGAACAAGAAAGAGAGCGTCAGTTTATTGCCCTATCACAGGAGATTACAAAGCTAACACATGGCATTTCTCAAAACAATACTCGGATTAGTCTCAACCAAAGACAAATCAGAGATCTTGAACATGAAATTCAAACTATTACCAGTAACCTACAAAACAGAAATACTGAACATGAGAAACTAGAAGAGTTTCGAGAAAATCTCCAAAAGACAATAGAAGACCTCTCAGACAAAAAACAAGAAATCGTTCATTACGATTTTGCCTATTCCTTACTCAAGGACGATGGCGTAAAAACGAAGATCATTAAGAAATATCTTCCGTTCATTAATCAACAAGTAAATCGTTATCTTCAGATGATGGATTTCTACATCAACTTTAAACTTGATGGAGAATTTAATGAAACTGTTGAATCACCAATTCATGAACACTTCTCATATTCATCCTTTAGTGAAGGTGAGAAAATGAGAATTGACCTTGCACTACTCTTTACTTGGAGAGAAGTTGCACGACTTAAGAATTCGGTGAACACTAACTTGCTGATTATGGATGAAGTATTTGATTCATCACTTGATGGATTTGGAACAGAAGAATTTCTTAAGATCATTCGGTATGTGATTAAAGATGCTAATATTTTCGTAATCTCCCACAAGTCGGATCTGCATGACAAATTTGAAAGTGTCATACGCTTCGATAAGGTTAGAGGTTTTTCAACTATGATATAGGCATCAAAGCAAAAGAAACATGTCTGTCAATCACGAAATCAAGTCTCAACTCGCCAAACTGCTTGCTACTGAAGACCTGGTGGTTGAGCACAAGAAAGTGGAGACAGCTCAGTTTAATGTTCATACTCGTGTGCTGACTCTTCCAATGTGGGAGCGAGCAAGTAGTGTTGTGTATGATATGCTTGTCGGTCATGAAGTTGGTCACGCTCTCTATACTCCTGATCGCAATTGGTTGAAGGAAGTCAAGATTCCTCCCCAGTTTGTCAATATTGTTGAGGATGCTCGTATTGAGAAACTGATGAAGCGTCGTTATGCCGGTCTCTCTAAGACTTTCTTTAATGGATATAAGGAACTTGCGGAGCAAGATTTCTTCCAAGTCGCAGATGAAGATATCAGTTTGATGAATCTTGCAGACCGTGCAAATCTGCGGTTCAAGATTGGTAACTACACTCTAGTTCCTATTGAGAGTGGTGAAGAGACAGAAATTATTGATGCGATTGCAGATACTGAGACTTTTGATGAAGTTCTTCTAGTGGCAGAGCGGCTTTACAAGTATTGTAAGGAGAATCAAGTCAAAACTGACCAACATCAGCAAGAACATGAGGAAGGACAACAATCGCCTGAAGCACAGTCTGGTGGAGGTATGAATACTGAATCCAACTCTGATTCTGAGGGTGGTGAAATTGGTGGAGAACAACCTAAGTCTCAGATTGAGGATGAGTTCTCTGAAGAAGAGGAAGAACTTGATGATTTGGATGTGAGGACTGCCAATTCTCTGGAAGATGCAATTAAAGAACTTGCATCTATGGATGGGTATGAGAATGTTTATGTTGAGATTCCTGACCTAAAAATTGACCAAATCATTATTCCCAATAATGTAGTTCATGATGGTGCCAAGACTTATTGGTCTAATTGGTTGGAGGAGGCTGAACTCTCAGAAGAATCAGTTTTTGGTGAAGTTGATAAAAGGTTTGCAGAATTCAAACGTTCTGCTCAGAAAGAGGTCAACTATCTGGTGAAAGAGTTTGAGTGTCGCAAGGCAGCAGACTCCTATGCTCGCGCCACTACTGCCCGCACAGGCGTTCTGGACTGCTCTAAACTTCATACCTACAAATACAACGAAGACCTCTTCAAGAAGGTCACCACCCTTGCTGATGGCAAGAATCATGGTCTGGTGTTCATTCTTGATTGGTCTGGGTCTATGTGTGACGTGATGCTGGATACTGTCAAGCAACTTTTCAACCTTATCTGGTTCTGTAAAAAAGTTGCCATTCCGTTTGAGGTGTATTCTTTCACTTCTGATTATCCTCACGTTCATACTGATGAAAATGGTAAGGTTACTGTTCGTGATGTTCCTTATACCCGACGTGAAGGAATCTTCCATGTTGGTGAGTGGTTTTCTCTTGTCAATATTTTCACTAGCAAAGTGAATGGTAAGACTATGGAAGACCAAATGAAAACTGTTTTCCGTCTTGCACAATCTTTCAGTCGCTACAACAGTTGCTATGCACCCACTCCTCCTGGTATGGGTCTTTCTGGAACTCCTTTGAATGAGACTCTGCTTACTCTTCATAAGATTCTTCCTAAGTTCAAGAAAGAGAACAAACTTCAGAAAGTCCAGTGTGTTGTTTTGACTGATGGTGAAGGATATGACCTTAAGCGTCATGCAGAAGTTCAACGTTCTTGGGAATCTGAACCCACTATCGGATGTCGTTCAGTTACTCCTAACTGCATTCTTAGGGATCGTAAGACTGGAAACACGTATTCTCTTGATTGTGATTGGCATCAATTTACTGACATTCTTCTTCGTAATCTGAAGGATAACTTCCCTGAAGTTAATTTTATTGGTATTCGTGTCCTTGAGTCCCGTGATGCTGGCAGTTTCGTTCGTCGGTACTGTGGATATCATGGAAAACTTCATGACGATACTATGAAAGAATGGAAGAAGCAAAAAGCATTTTCTCTCAAGAACTCTGGATATGATACCTACTTTGGTATCTCCTCCAATTCTCTCTCTAAGGAGTCTGAGTTTGAAGTTGCTGAAGATGCAACAAAAACTCAAATCAAATCTGCATTTGTAAAGAGTTTGCGGACTAAAAAAATGAATAAAAAAATTCTAGGAGAGTTTGTAGAACTTGTTGCTTGATAAATATTTCTATAGTAATAGGTAATCAAAATGTCTAGATTTGGTGATTTATTGAGTGGTAATGCCACTCCTGCTCCTTCTCCAGAACCAGTGGTAGAAGAACCTATAGTTGTTGCTGAATCCCCTATTGTGGAGGAGGATAGTACAAATTATCAAGACGTAATTGAAGAAGAATTTGTTGAAACCTTTCCATATGAAAGTGACCTATCAATTCATGATATGAGTAAAAGTGAACTTGAAGAGTATGGCAGAACTGTTGGTATTGAACTGGATAGAAGACATTCTAGAAAGAGACTCGTTCGAGAATTGGAAGAGTATCTGGCCGATTCTTGAACTGTCCACAGGGGGTCTTCGGACTCCCTTTTTTCTTGTATAATAACTTCAGTTGAAACGAACAAACCACATTATGTCTCTCTCCCCCGACTACATTCGCACCTCTCTCCAGGCTCTCTATGGTGAGTCTGTGACGAGTGCCGAAATTCGTGGATGGTGTGCGATGAATGATGCCAATTATCAAACTGTGACTAACAAATTGACGCAATACAAAGTTGGTCGTGGTAAGTGGAATCTGGAAGTAACAAAAGAAACAGTCCAAGATTTGGAAGTGTCCTATAGTGCTCCTGCTGCTATGCCTGCAGTTCAGCAAAACCTTATCCCCGAAAAAGATGATACCTTCGTCAAGTTTGGCAATTTCGGTTCTATTAAAAAAATTATTCAGTCCGGTCTATTCTATCCAACGTTCATTACGGGTCTCTCTGGTAACGGCAAAACGTTCTCGGTTGAGCAAGCGTGTGCTCAGTTGGGTCGGGAACTTATCCGTGTAAACATTACTATCGAAACTGATGAAGATGATCTTATTGGCGGTTTCCGCCTTGTTGATGGTGCAACCGTCTGGCACAATGGCCCAGTCATTGAAGCACTCGAACGAGGAGCTATCTTGCTCCTTGACGAGATCGACCTCGCTTCTAACAAAATTCTCTGTCTCCAAAGTATCCTTGAAGG